GGAAAAAATTCACTGTGCAAGAATTACAAGCTTATATGGATGAGCAATATCAAAGTTATGGTAAAACTGATCCTGATAAGTTCGAAAATCTACTTAGTGCTTACGGCATAGAATCATATTCGTATAATAATGGAGCTGCCCTCGAGTTTTTCGAAGATGATAATGATGTTCCTATCGATAATGAGGATGATGATTATTATCAGAATTATGTATTAGTTCCTGATAGGTATGAAATCGATGCTGAAACGTTAATGCGTGCAAAGAAAAGAAATGCCTATCTTAAAGAAGTCAATCTTGGAAAAAGATTTAAACGAATTAAAGGTTCTCGCAAATTTCGTGTAGAAGATATTCCTAAAACAGTTCAAATAGCCAATGTAAAAGTTGATGTTATAGAACCTGTCAAAGGAGTTGCTATACAAGATGATGCCAAAGCAATAATCGATCGTCTTACAGCCGAAAACTTAGAACTTCGAATGAAAGCAAAAGCTGAAATAGATATTCAATTGAAAAATAAAATTGAAGAATTGCAATTAGCTAACCTTCATTTAAAGAAAACGATCCAAGTTCAAACAGATAGGGAAACAGTTGAGCATAAGCTCAAAGTTGATCCAATGGATGATAGAGTCAAATTAATGGAACAAAAATTAATAAAGCATCTAGAAGAATCTAACAGGAACAATGAAAAGCTTAAGAAAAATCATGAAGCAGCTTTAGCGAATCAGAAGAAGATTTATGATGAGCAAATAAAAGCTATATCTGATCGGACCGATAAGCATGTTAAGGAAATGCAAGAACGGATCGAAGCTCAAAAACCGAAAAGTAAGACTCTAACTGAACAAAGAAAAGAGAAAAAACCAGAAGTTAAAGAAATTCCCAAAAGAAAGATTGATCCTGAAGTAGTAAAGAAAATGTCTAAAGAGCAAATGCGTGAATTTAGTGATTCTTTTGATACTCAATCTGCGAAAAGGAAGATTAAACAGATCTGGTATAAAGAAAATAAAGTTCTTGGAGACCTTAGAGAAGCTAAAGTTACAAATCAAGAATATTTCAATTGCGATCCAGACACTCATTTTTTGAGAAAGCAAGGAGAAGTCCTATTTAATGGCGAACAATGTGGATGGTATACAATTATGGATGTTTTTAACCCGAAAGGTGATGAAAAACGAAGTTATTTATGTATTCCTTATCATTTTTGGGTACTTACTCAAGCATCTCAGTTGACTATTAAAAGTCAAAATGGGGAACAGATGTCTACCGTTTATAAAAAAGATTTTAGAAATTTAGAAGGGTTAGACCTTTCAGTATGGAATCTTAATAACGAAGAAGGACGTAAAGTTGAGAGTTACTTGACTCATATCAAAGCAAATGATGAAGTTAAAACTATTTCTGACATACGAGCCCTAAAAGTGCATGTGAAAAGGCATGACAAAATGAAGTTCACTACAACCGAGAATTTTGGTCAAATAGACAAACATCAAGAGATGAAATATTTTTGCGACACTGTTAAAGGTGATTGTGGAGCTCCTGTTTGGTCTAATGAAAATTTTGTTGGTTGGCATGTAGGAACTGATGGCGACGATCGTGGAAATAGATTTTTGTTTATTGCCGCTCTGCAAAGAGCAGCAATATTCAATATTCATTGAAGCTATGATTTGGACACCGGCTTCGGCTCCGGCTACTTCAAAGTAAGCCCCCCAGGAGACAAGCGGTACATACACCTAGAAGAAGTAGGTGTCCTGTCAAGGCGTGTGACCTTGGCAAAATCTGGTCCAAACTTTACTTCTCAGCTCGATAAACGCTTTAAAGAGTTTAAACGGGCAGGGTACGATACAATAAGGATAGAAGAGGAATCTGACTACGAAAGAGTTAGAGCCCTCGAGAAAAACGCATGGGTAAGTATTGATAAATGTGATGTCGCTCCATATGATTTAGAGCATGACAAAATTTATCACCGAGCAATAACATATGCTAATTATATGTTGGCAAAATGTTTGTCCCGAGGATGTAATACAGACCCTGTCGAAATTAAAATGGAAAGTGCACCTGGTATTCCGTATTCAATGTATAAGATCAAGTCTAAACGTCTTGCATTTGAATCTGGAATTTACAATGATCTCATCAGAAGACATAATTATATTCCTATAGCTGGTATTTCAACTAAAGATGAATTTTTATGTATGGAAGATTTAAAGAGAGATAAGGTGAGAACCACTTTTTCGACTCCTCTCGACTTAATCATGAAGAGTAAACTTTTCTTTCAAGAACGGCAGAAACGGAAACAGGTTGCGCGCGCGGTG